GACCCTGTAAGATCTATGGGTTTTAAGATTGCAAACTATCAAAGGGGTATTAGAGAGTCTAGAGCATTGTTTACTGGTGGTTCTGAATCCGTGTTAAGAGGTGGGCCTAAAACATCAAGAGATGTTGTTGAAAGATTTATAGCTGCTAACAAAGCTAAATTTAAAGTACAACAAGAAATGTTAAGAGACATGAGGGGTGCTGAAACATTAGGAGCAGATATGGATCGTATTAGACAAGAGTTTAGAGAAAGGCAATTACAAAACACTTATAATAGATTAGATAATGATCAGTTTGTACCATACTTTCCATCCGAAAATATACAAAGAGAGTTTAGACAAATTGCAGAAAACATAGATAGAGATAATCCATTTGAAGAAGCAAGAGATGTGTTATTAGACATACAAGATGATCTACGAGATTTATCATTTGATGAACAGTTTGATATTGATATAGAAGATTATTTACCATCTTACGATGAAGCAGCACAACTACCAGTAGCTCCGGTAACACCAGCTGTTAGCACAGCAGCGTTAGCAACAAATAATATACCAGTTACACAAACAGGATTGACACAAACTGAACAAGCTTTATTATCACCAGAGGAACAACAAATAAGACTTAGACAAAGAGGAGTGAGTTAATGGAAGAAGATGATATTATAAATAATGAGTTTATCATAAACCCTAGAGAAGGTGCTGGATTATCTGGTATAGCCACAAGTGCAGAACCTTTATTAGCTCAAGGTTCTCAGTTAGCTGATATACAAGAAATAGAACCCGGTGCCTTTGTTGATCGTACATCAGTTACAAGTGTTAACGATTTATTTAATTACTATTATGGTGGTATGCCATCACAACAACCTGCAACAGACACAGCACAGATACCTGGAGCTGCAGACATTTTAGTAGATGCAGGTAGCCAGGATCAGGCGACAGGGGACTTAACAGGTAATACACAATTTGAACAAAATTTAATTGACGAGGGAGCTGGAGTACAAATAGCACCAGGTCAACCTGTTGTAGCACCAGCAGAAATACCAGTTACACAAGATGAAATAGATAGATACAATCTTAACACACAGTTTGAAAATTATTTATTAGATGAAGGAGCTGGAGTGCAGATAGAACCAGGAGCTCCTATAGTAGCACCAGGAGAAGTTCCTTTAACATCATCGGACATAGAACAATTTAATAATCCTGCATTAACTCAAGAAAGCACGGCTGAAGAAATTGCTCAAGATTTTTTAGATAGACAAGAAGCAGAACAAGCTGCGGGACGTAATTTAGTTGATGAAGCTGCACTAACAGGAATTACAGGATCTCTACCGAGTATAGAAAGTTTACAACCTCCGGCAATACAAGAACCTTTAATTACACCAACAGATATTCTTTTAACAGGAATAGGCGGTGTACTAGATATACCATTAAATTTAGGTATAACAGCGGCACAAGCGGTTATGCCAACACAACCAGATTTAGTTGATCCAACAGTTAGTATAGATGAGTTTGCAGAGGAAGATAACGTAAATGTTGGAACAAATACACAAACTCCAGCAGAACAAATTTATGAATCACCAGTGTATTATGATAGTGGTAATGGTGATAGTGGAAGCGGAGGCGGAGGTGGTTCGTCTTCAACTGCAGGAGATGATCCTGGTTATAGTGGACCTTCACCATTTAAAGAAGGGGGCTTTGTAGAAAAAAATGCCAAACGGTAAACCACCAAAAACAACTGGCGAGCATTTAGTATCTCTGTACGGATATGTAACAGGGTTTAAAAAACAAATAGATCATCTACACGCAGACATAGGAAAGTTAGAAAAGAAAACAGACACTGTAATTTATTGGATTGTTGGTGGTGCGTTTACAACTATTCTTACACTTGTGGGTTTATTTAATTTATTTATAAACTAATCTTCTCTATCGTCGTGCCAGCGTTCATTAATCTTGCCAGCTAACCAAGCAGCGATGGGTATACATAATATAAACGTAATTTCTGCTGCTCTTTGTATGCTAACATCAAAACGATACATTACATAGTAATGAATTAATATTGGGGAAAAAGCTCCTACACATAACAATATAGCCATACGATAATGAAAAGGTGGTTTCATATCCAAGCTTTTAATTCTTCACCCATAACTTGAGTAGCTATGTTTACTTTTTTACGTAAAGCTTTTACTATTTTTTCATCAACAGTTTTTTCACACATAATATCTATATATGTCATAGGCATTGTTTGACCTATACGATCTATTCTAGCTTCTGATTGCATTCTTTTTTCAAGATCATAACCATTAGAATAATATATCATAGTAGAAGCGCCTGTAAGTGTAATACCATATCCACCCGTTTGTGGTGTTCCTATAATAAATCTAATAGGACTTTTAGGATCTTGTATCTTTTTAATTGCTTTTTGTCTATCTTCAGTAGATGTGTCACCAAAATAAGTTACATAAGAGTTATCCCCATACTCTTTTTTAATATGTTTCACTATTGTTTCTATATCGTTCCTCCAATGTGCCCATATTACTACTTTACCTTGTATCTCCTCCAACGTGTCCATAAGTTCTATTATACGATTATTTTTTATTTCCTGCACAACACCATCATCAGATTTAAAATGACCACAGGTTATTTGTTGTAGTCGCATAAGTTGTGTCATAGCTGTTGCAGTTGTACTTAGTTTACTATTCATAATAGCTAACGCACTTTTTTTCATTTGATTGTATAGTTTTTGTTGTTCGTCTGTTAGTTGTATTATTCTTTTTGTGTACGTTTTAGCAGGTAAATCTAAACAATCATCTTTTAAAACACGATAAGAAAATCCTGTAAGTTTATTAGATAGCTCTGGTATATTTCTATAACCTACAACTATTTGAACTGATCTACCTCCAAAGTTTGCAGTCTTCATAATTGCATACCGTGTTCTAAAACCATAATAAGATTGATGACCTAATAACCAAGGATCTAAAAACTCACATTGTTTGTATAAATCTAATGGAGATTTAGTTACAGGTGAACCTGTAAGTATTCTTCTGTATTTTGTAAGTCTACCTAATTTACAAATATTTTTAGTTCTTTTGGCTTCTGGGTTTTTTATAGTGGTTGATTCATCAATAGCCATTAGAGTTTCATGACAACTAATAAATTTAGTCACAAAATCAACACCTTTTTTAGTAGACAAAGCTTCTACATTTACAATCAAGACGTGTAGTTCGTGACCTGTTTTGAACAGTTTAGATAATTCTTTTTCTTGTTTTTTATTAATATTAGACTGCCACAAAACGGACACATGTTCGACATGATCTGCCATATGTGTTGGTATTTCTAATTCATGCCAATTTTTATACACACCTTTTGGTGCCACAATTACGACACCATTTATTTTACCTTTATCATAAAGCATAGATACATTGTCTATCAACACTTTTGATTTACCTGTTCCCATCTCCATAAAAAGCGCAAACACTTCTTTATCCCAAGACATTTTTAACGCTTTCAACTGATGTGCGTATGGTTTAGTTTTAAACTTGTAGTTCATTTTTATTTCTTAACTTTCTATTGACTTATATAACACAAAGTTTATATTGCTGTCAATGTCAGAAAGTATAAATTATAAAAGCATTAAAGAAACTCCGTCTACTGTTTATGTCATACAAGAGATTGCAGGCACACGAGAGGGTAGACCAAAAATAAATATTATGGGCGCATCACAATATGGTTCGTTCAAATTTTTATTACCGGAGTTATCTCAAATAATTTTTTCACCTGGTCCATTAATAATGAAACTTAGACAAGGTTTAAAAAATTATAGACCTAATGATTATTTGTTACTTACTGGTGATCCTGCTATAATAGGTGTTGCATGTTCTATCGCATCAGATATTACAAATGGTAAATACAATGTATTAAAGTGGGACAAACAAGAAAGAAGATACTATCCAATACATATAAACTTATACGAGAAAGGAAATATAAATGAGTGAAGACCTACAAAAAATGTTTATTGAAGATGCACCACAAGATGTAGAAAATCTTACTGGTGTAAACAACCTATCTAGTTTGGTTGTTGAACTTCAAAAATTAGAAGACGAAATTAAACTAGATGAAGAGAGATTAAAATTAAAAAAAGAAAAAGCAGATAAAATATCTAACATAGCTATACCTGAAATAATGGAAGCATTGAAAATGAAAACAATGAAACTAGCTGATGGATCTGCAATAGAAGTAAAAGAAATTTATAGCGCAACTATTCCTCTTAACAAAAGAGAAGGCGCATACAACTGGCTTCGAGAGCATGGCCTGGGTGATCTTATCAAAAATGAGATTACTGTTTCCTTTGGTCGTGGCGAAGACAACAAGGCGAGCGAATACGCAAACCTTGCAAAAGGGAATGGGTTCGAACCAACACAAAAGTTGAAAGTCGAACCTATGACCCTTAAAGCATTGTTCAGAGAACGTTCTGAGAATAATCAAGAATTGCCATCTGAACATTTTAATCTGTTTAAGGGAAACAAAACAAAAATAACAAGGAGCAAATAACATGAGCGAAGAAACAAGAGACGTCGCAAAAAAACAAGGTGGTGCATTAGCAACTTTGGACTTTGTTGCAGATTCAGGAATGGGTCTTGACAATATTGACAAAGGTGATCTTGCTTTACCTTTTCTGAAATTACTGCAAAGTATGTCAGATGAAACTAAGAAAAAACATGCCAAGTATGTCGAAGGGGCAGAAGCTGGTATGTTTTATAATACAGTTACAAAAAAACTGTATGATGGAGAAAAAGGAATAGAAGTTATTCCTGTGTTCTACAAAATGACTTACCCTGAGTGGGCACCCTTTGAAAGAAGTGAAGGTAGACCTATTCATCCAGATAGGGGTCCAAGCATTATGGCAGAGACAACTCAAAACAAAAACAGTAACAAGGATGTGTTGAAGAATGGTAATGAAATTATCAAAACAGCAAATCATTTTGTTATCATCAACGGAGAAAGACCTGAGAAAGCTTTAATGACTATGAAGTCTACTCAGTTAAAAGTCAGTAGAGGATGGAACTCTCAAATGGAAGATCAATTTGAGACAGATCCTAAAACTGGCAAGTCGGTGCAAGCACCTATGTTTTCAAGAATATACAGATTAAGGTCTGTTGAAAACGCTGGAAGCAACTTTAATTGGCATGGTTATAATATAGACATGTTGAAAAAAGTTGATAATGCCGGTCTTTACCAAATGGCCCGTGATTTTTATAACTCTTTAAAACACTCGCAGCAAAAAGCTGCCACAGTTTCAGGAGAAGATAAATCAAATTACTAGTTTCTCACTAGGAGAAAGTGGGCGCCGATGGGAGACTGGAGGCGCCCATTATACGGGATCGTTATGGTTAATGAATTTATAAAATTATTTAATGGTTATGATGGAGATTTCGGTATTGCCGACATGTCCACGGCTACATTAGATACAGATAAAAACAAATTAAAACCTGACTATGAATGGTCAGGCAGACCAGTCACACCACAAGATTACGAAAATCACATTAAAGGAAAAATATCTATTGGTATTCAACCATGTAGACTAGATAAAACTGCACAGTTTGGTTGTATTGATATTGATCCTAAAAATTATGCAGACTTTAAAATAGAAAAGTATTTAGCATTATTTCAAAAATTTAAATTACCTCTAATACCACTTATGTCAAAAAGTGGTGGTTTGCATTGTTATATATTTTTAAAAGAACCAATACCAACTTCAGATTTGATAGAGGCATTAAAAGCTTTTCTGTTACCACTAGGATTAAAACCTACTACAGAAATTTTTCCAAAACAGAAAGAACTAAAGGAAGATGATAAAGGTAATATAAAACCAGGTAACTTTATTAACTTACCATATTATAACAATGGTGAGACTCAAAGATATGCTGTAGATAAGAATAATTCTAAACTATCACTAGAACAATTTATACAACTAGCTAACGAATCTAAAATAGATAAAAATAAATTAGATTCTTTGGTAGATGAAACACATAAAAATATTTTAGTTGGAACTAACCCAGAGTTTGATGATGGACCACCGTGTCTTGCATTGTGTTCTAGAGTTAAACTAGATGATGGTAGAGACAGATTCATGTATAACTACATGGTCTTTGCAAAAAAGAAATATAAAGATAAGTGGCCAGACTTTGTATCAAAAGCAAACTATGAATATTTAGAGTCACCTTGGGACAAATCTAAACTAGATCAAAAAATAAAAGCGTGGGACAAAGAAACAGCAGGACACACTTGTTATGAAGATCCTATACAAGATAAGTGTATGCGTAGCCTATGTTATTCAAGAAAATTTGGTGTTAAATCTGATAGCATAAATGTTTTTCCTGACATTACAGACTTTCAAATTATAAAGTATGAACAACCAGAGTATAGATTTAATGTTGTTATGCCAAATGACGACAAGATAGAAGTTATCATACCTAATCTTAAACTGATGACCACACAAAAAGAAGTTTTAAATTTAATATGGGAACAAACAGGGATATATTTTGAACCTATAAAACCAAAAGATTGGAGAGCAAAATTAAATGATTGGAGAAAAAATTGTCAGAATATTAAGCCACCGGAGGGTACAAGCACTGATGATATTTTAGGTAACGAGTTATATCAGTATTGTATTAATGGTCCTCAAGCAAGAGAAAGAATACAGATTAGATTAGGATCTTGTCTTACTGAGGAAGGTTTTCATTTTTTTAAATATCAATCTTTTCTTACACATCTTGGTAGTGATTGGAAAATTTCAAAAGAAAAAATAGGACAGAAACTAAAAGAAAGATTTAAAGTAGAATTTAATTATTCATTAAAGGTAGAGGGTAAGGTTGAGAAGGTATGTAAAGTAAAACAGCTACACGTCGATAAGATAGAATACAAACCAGTAGAAAGAAAAGGAGATAACTATTAATGAGATATAAAGTTGTAGGACCACCAGGCACAGGGAAAACTAAAACATTATTAGATAAAGTTAAACTATATTTAGATACAGGTATACCATTAGATAGGATAGGATACTTTGCATTTACAAGAAAAGCATCTGAAGAGGCAAGAGATAGATTTTTAAAACAAAAACCAAATCTTAGTAAAAAAGATATAAAATATTTTAGAACTCTACATTCGTTAGCGTTTAACAATTTAGGTTTAAAAGAAGAAAATGTAATGAATGAGTTACACTACAAAGCCATAGGTGAAACATGCGGCATACAAATTCAATATGCGTCTTACGAAAAAGATGCATGGAACGGTATCTTTTCTTCAAGCAGTGAATATTTAAACTTAATAAATTTAGCTAGAGTTAAAAGAATAACAACATTAGAGCAACTAGATTTAAATGAGCATCTTGCAAAAGTAGAAAGAAATAAACTGGAGGCTATTGATACTGAAATAAAAAACTATAAGAAAACTTATGGTCTTATAGATTTTACGGACATGTTAGAAAAATTTTTAGACAAAGGAGATGTAACAAATAAGTTAGATGTAATCTTTGTAGATGAAGCTCAAGACTTATCTAAAATACAATGGGCAATGATTGAAAAGATCGAGAAAGATAACGGCTGTGATGTTTGGATAGCTGGTGATGACGATCAAGCGATATTTGGTTGGGCAGGAGCTGACGTAGATTCTTTTATTGATTGGGATGCATTAGAAATGCCACTCAAACAATCTGAAAGAGTTCCAAGTCAAATACAACAAAAAGCTTTATCTATAATATCTAGAGTTAGAGATAATAGATTAGATAAAGATTACTTACCAAAAAAAGAAACAGGTCAAACATTTGAAGTATATAAATTTACAGACATAGATATGTCTAAAGGTTCTTGGTTAGTTTTAGCAAGAACAAATCCTTTATTAAAACCAATACCTGCAATATTAAAAAGAAAGGGTTTATTTTTTAAAACAGCAGATGGCAACAGTATAGGTAAACATTTATACGAGGACATAGACCATTGGAATAAATTAAGAAAGGGAGAAACTATACCAGACATACAGAAACAAAGATTGTTGGAAAAAATAAAAGGAAAACTAAATTACAGTTTAGAATGGTATGATGCATTTAATAATGTTGCATCAGCTAAAATAGATTATTTAAGAGCCATGTTATTGAATGGTGAAAAAATAAATAAAGAACCAAGAATAAAAGTATCTACTATTCATGGTGCAAAAGGAGGGGAGGCAACAAATGTTGTATTGTTTTTAAATCAAACAATCAACACAATGAAAGCAGCAAGTAAGTCTATAACAAAACAAGATGAAGAATATAGAGTTTGGTATGTTGGCGTGACACGAACTATACAAAATTTATATTTAGTAAAATGCAATCACAAACAAAAGGAGTTTATAATATGAGCGTGTACAAAAAACAAATTGGCGGGAGCCACTATCGAAACATGGTCTTGCAGCCAAGTGAGTTTATCAACAAGAACAGGTTGCTTTTTGCAGAAGCATCCGCTATAAAATATATATGCAGACATTCTGCCAAAGGAAAGGAAGAAGATATTAAAAAGGCAATACATTATCTAGAAATGATTTTAGAACGAGATTATTCAGAAAATAAAAAAGAATCTTGGGCTGAAGGTTATAAGAAATGGAAAAAACAAAATGATATTTAAAGCACAGACAGAGTGGGTAAAACCTACAGAGTTTCCTGACTTACGTCATGCACAAGAAATAGCCATTGATTTAGAAACGTATGATCCTGATTTAAAAAAATTAGGCACAGGATCTGTTATTGGTAGAGGTAAAGTTGTAGGTATAGCTGTAGCCACAGACGGATATTCTGGTTACTTTCCATTTGATCACGAGGGTGGTGGCAATCTTGACAAAGATTTAGTTATGAAATGGTTTAAAGATGTTTGTGAATCAACAGCAGATAAAATATTTCATAATGCCATGTATGATGTTTGTTGGATTAGATCTATGGGTTTTAAAATAAATGGTAGAATTTACGACACAATGATTGCAGCATCTTTGGTAAACGAAAACAGATATAGATATGATCTTAATAGTTTAGGTTGGGATTATGTTGGTCAAGGTAAAAATGAAACAGAATTAACTAATGCAGCACAAGAATGGGGTGTAGATCCTAAAGCAGACATGTGGAAATTACCCGCATTATATGTAGGTAATTACGCAGAAAGGGATGCAGAGCTGACCTATTCTTTGTGGAGAGTCATGCAAAAAGAATTAAGCGACCAGGATCTAGGATCTATATTTAATTTAGAAACAGATTTGTTTCCGTGTTTAGTTGATATGAGATTTAAAGGGGTTCGTGTCGATACCGAATCCGCTCATAAATTAAAACAACAGTTAAGTACAGAAGAAAAAACGTTATTATCAGAAGTAACCAAAGAGACAGGAGTAGAATGTCAAATATGGGCAGCACGAAGCATTGCCAAAGTTTTTGACAAATTAAAATTACCTTATGAAAGAACTGAGAAAACACAGGCACCATCATTTACTAAAAACTTTCTGTCTAATCATGAACATCCTTTGGTTAAGAAGATAGCAAAAGCCAGAGAAATAAACAAGGCACACACAACATTTATAGACACTATAATAAGATATGAACATAAAGGTAGAATACATGCGGATATTAACCAGATAAGATCTGATCAAGGTGGCACAGTCACTGGTAGATTTTCATATTCTAATCCTAATTTACAACAGATTCCTGCTCGTAATAAAGACCTCGGTCCACTGATTCGATCCCTTTTTATACCAGAGTCAGGTTGCGAGTGGGGATGTTTTGATTACAGTCAACAAGAACCAAGACTAGTAGTTCATTATGCATCCCTAGACCAAGACACAAGTGTGTTTGGTGTTAAAGAAGCATACGATGATGGAGACGCAGATTTTCATACTATCGTTGCAAAGATGGCAGACATACCTAGATCTGCAGCAAAAACAATTAATCTTGGATTATTCTATGGCATGGGTAAAGCAAAACTACAAGCAGAACTTGGTGTAAGTAAAAATAAAGCTGAAGAACTATTTAATATTTATCACAGTAGAGTTCCATTTGTTAAGTCATTAATGAACTCAGTTTCTAATAGAGCACAGCAACGAGGACAAATAAGAACGTTACTTGGAAGACTATGCCGGTTTCATTTATGGGAGCCAAATAGTTTTGGTATGCATAAAGCATTACCATTTGAACAAGCTGTCCAGGAACATGGACCAGGCATCAAGCGTGCTTACACTTACAAAGCATTAAATAAATTAATACAAGGATCAGCTGCTGACATGACAAAAAAATCTATGTTAGATTTATATAAGGAAGGAATTGTCGCACATATACAAATACATGATGAGTTAGATATTTCTGTTGAGTCATCAGAGCAAGCTAAAAAAATTGTTGAGATTATGGAGAATGCTGTTAAATTAGAAATCCCTAACAAAGTTGATTATGAATTTGGTAAAAACTGGGGAACAATTAATGATTAACTATGGCATATCTAAACGCTAACATTCCAGTAGAGTACGCTCAAATAAGGAGAGAATATCTTTATGACCTTAAAAAACATCACGGTGAAGTTGAAGATTGTATTATCTTTGGTCTGTCGTCTATCACAGGTAAGTCAATCTTATTTCATGCTATTATGGAAAATGGTGCGATCTTCTACCGTTTACCAATCACTGCTTTCATTCAAAGAGGTTTTAAACCGGACAAAGTTCCTAGACGTAGACTTGATGAGTTACAGCTTTGGAATTGTTTCAGTTATTATCCTTCTGTACATTCTTGGGATATTCTAGCAGGACAAGCTGGTAAATACATTGGTAAAGATAAAAAATGGCATCCTGGTAAATACTTATTTACAGTTGACTTTGCACATCCAGAGAGTAATATATTAGACACCGATCATTCGGAAATCCCGCACGAACATAAGTGCGCTCATATCATAGCCCTAGACGACGGGAACTATGCAGCACAACCTAACAACAGATGTATTTGGGACATACCTTCATTTACAGTGAAAGATAGTGTTCCAGACTGGAAAGTACAAACATCTGAGTGGAATGTTGAGAACACAAGTAAATGGAAAACAGAAGATACTGATAATTTCTTTTACGAAATTGAGGAGAAAAAGCATGATTAAGTGGATAAAAAAACAATGGAAAAGATTTATTGACTGGTACACAGCTGACTTAGATAAGTAATGAGTCTTTGTAGTAACTGTTATCACGAATGTCACTGTAATAATAATTTACACGCAGACGAATATGGAGTTTGTGTATGCGAGGAGTGTAAATGCAAAGAATAATTTTTTTAATATTTATTTTATTAACAACATCTGTTTTTGCAGATACAACTCAAAATAATACAAGTGGGTCTAACACTTCTATAACTGGTGGTTATACAAACGCCACAACATATGAGTCTGGATCCAGTTCCAGTTCAACTACAACTAACAATACAACATCTAACATTAGATCAGCACCTCCAACATCATCTGCTCCAAACATAAATGCAGGTGGTATGGATATTTGTGCTGTAGGTGTATCAGCTGGTGTTCAAACTTTTGGTCTTGGTGTGTCAGCTGGTAAACATTTTAGAGATAAAAATTGTGAGAGGATAAAATTAGCAAGAGAATTATCAAATCAAGGTATGAAAGTTGCAGCTGTAAGTATGCTTTGTCAAGATGAAAGAGTATTTCAAGCTATGCATCATGCAGGCACACCGTGTCCTTTTGAAGGGCAGATAGGAAAAAAAGCAACAAAGGCTTGGGAAAAATATGACAAGTTAAGACCGGACTATGATTTATATGTAAAAGAATTAAAAATTATAGAGGAGGCAAATGCTAAAGCTAACGCTATCATTATTGATCCTGTTATCGATAACACTAAAAAGTAATTCTGAAGAAGCTACATCAAGTAATCTACTACCCAACGCAGGCACAGGACAAACTAGTTTACAAAATTCTAGTGGCTCTATTGATGGTTTTAACAGCACTAGTAATTGGACAATGTCTGGCACAACATACTATCCAAACGAGATAGAGGCGACAGGAACAGGGACTGTATCTGCAAATGGTTCTTTATTAAACATTACAACAGAAAAAGAAAACAGTGGTCAGTTTACAACTACAGCAAACAGTTTAGATGGCGGAGTGAGATTAAACTCTACAACAGAAGTACAAAACTGTGAGTGGGTGGGATCTGCTCACCAATGTGGTCAAGCATCTTCTGGTGGTGGACAAAGAGATAGTTACTCAACAACTGTAAAAATATTAGATGAATCTAATGGTGTTTTAGGCAGCGTAACTCAAAATAGAAATAATGATGCTGGCTATTATAGCAATACATTTACTTACACAGATACCGTTATTCATAATGGCACAGGAGCAAGAAACTGGAGTTGGGAGTGGCGAGGGATAGATGGTGGCAATACCAGTTCTACAGCAGCCATAGGACCCAATTTGGTCGGTGCAGAACTTACAGCAACATTATTGGATATTGATTACACACCGTTACCACCAGCAATACAAACAGAAATAACAGAAGTATTTGAAGAGTTTGAAGAGATAGAACAAATTGTAGAATTAAATTTTGAAGAAGAATTTGAAATTATAGAAGAACTTGAAATGGAAGAGGTATTTGAAATATTTGAGATAATAGAAATGTTACCACCTCCTATGGAAGAAGAACCTAAAATGACCAAGTTAGAAGTATTAGAAACATTTGAAGAATTAAAAGAAGAGATGCCTATGGAAATAGTAGAAGAATTTGAAGAGTTTATAGAAGAAAAAGAAGAGATGATTATGGAAGTGGTTGAAGAATTTGAAGAATTAAAAGAAGAAAAAGAAGAAAAACCCATAATGAACAAACAAATGGAGGTAGTAGAAAATGAAGAAAAAGAAGAAGAAAAAACAGAAGAAATTGCAGAGGAATCCAATAGCGAAGAGCCTACTAGAACAGCCGAGTCTAAGACAGAGAGTAGAAAAGAACAAAAAGAAAAAATACGTGAGGCTAAAGCGGATGCAAGACTTGTTAAAACTTTAGATAAAATTGACGAAAAGATTAAAGAAGTAGACAAAAATTTGCAAGCAAAAAATTTTATAAAAATAAACGCAATGGTAGACAATTCTATCTTGTTAACTTATAATGTTCCGTTTTATAAAGAAGAAAAGATCTATGAAGATCAATTAAATATATTTGACAACAGGTTAATCTACACTAGAAATCTTGCAGAATATCAACAAAATGACCCTATTTTTACTAAACAAAATGAGATTAATAGTATTAGACTTGAAAAACAAAAATTGATAAGAGAGATAGAGGTATTAACAAATGGGTAAAATAAAAGAACAATTAGCAGGAGTAGCTGCTTTGATTGGTGTCCTAGGTGCAATAGGTGCTGGGTTTATTAAATATGGTGAAGTAATGTCTAAGTTAGACAGTATGGAAGCATTTAATCCAGATCCAATAGTACAAGTATTAGGTGAGAATAAAAAGGACATTGCAGTTCTACAAAAAACAATTCAAGTATTAGAATTGGAAATACAAGAACTGAAAGCAAGTAACAAGAATCCACTAGCAAATTAATGGCATTAAAAATATCAGAATCCGCAGCTGTACAAATGCCGATGAAGACGGTTGCTAGTTTGATCGTGCTCGTCGCAATGGGCGTGCTCGGTTACACAGAATTGACAGCAAGGTTGGTGTCGTTAGAGACTTCACGTGAG